AGGATGCCGATGTCTGCGTTATCTTGGATATGGACGAAGTTCCAGAACCGACGTTCTTTAAGAAAGTCCGCAAAAAGTGGCTACCAGGTACACATCTTGGCTGGATCAGCATGGATACTGGCCAGAAATGGGAACGAGATAGGCTCCACTCAAGGTTTGGTTGGTACTGGAAATATCCATGCCACGAAGTGCAACTGTGGTACGGGCAAGGTGACACACGAGATTGCGACATTCGCGATGCCGTTATACAACACCTTCCAGACAACGACAAATCCAGAGGACAGTATCTAACCTTATTGGAAATGGCCGTCAAGGAAAACCCGCAAGATCCTCGCATGTGGACTTACATGACAAGAGAATATTACTTCCACCACCAATGGCAGAAAGTCATTGACTCAGCGGAGAAACAAATCCCGCTCAATGGTTGGGATGTAGAACAAGCCGCTGTCTGCCGATGGGCAGGTGAGGCTAGTCACCAACTGGGCTTGCATGAGCAAGCAACCGCTTGGTATGACAAAGGTGTACAACTTCTTCCCCGTGAAGGTGAATCATGGTACGGCGTAGCAATTGATGCTTATCGTCGTGAGGATTGGGCCAGGTGCTTAGATGCTTCTATCAACGCTTTGGAACGTCCTCGCTCCGTCCACTACTGCTACGAATCAGCAGTCTGGGACTGGAAGTCCTATGACCTTGCATCAATCTCTGCTTACAACCTCAAGCATATTGATGAAGCAATAATCTTTGCAGCAGAAGCCGTTAAAGGCAATGGCGAAGAAACAGAGCGTATTCAACGCAACCTCAACTTCTTTAGACAGGTGAAGAATGACACATCAGCACACAACAAAGGTAATTGACTGGGGCTTAAACGCCACATACGACACAGTACCTATCAAGTATGGTTGCACCAAGTGCGATGAAGTATTTACTGAAATTCCTAAATATGACGAAGTACCATCTGCTCACTCTAGCCACACAGAGTATGTAGATGATTGCTTTGGTTGCAAGGCCAAGACTTTAGAACTTTCCACAGGTGATGCCGCTGGTAACAAAGGTATGTCAACCAAAAAGTGGAATGCTGAACTAGATGCTTATGCAGATGCTCGCTCACAAGGCATCCAACCTGCAGGTACAACCATGAAGGCTGTAGCAGAAGCAAAGGAAGCAAGCGACAAGATCGGCGTCGCATTTGATGCTGGCACAATGCCAGCGGCAGCAAAGATTACCAAGCAATCGGCGAAGGTAATGAAAGAATCGGGAGTCATCTAATGGCAGCAGCAAAAAAGGGCATGGGCTTTGCAGCAGCGCAAAAGTCAATTGCTAAAAAAGAAGGTGTGCCTATGAAGAATGCAGGCGCAATTCTAGCAAGTGCAGCACGCAAGGCAAGTCCTGCGGCTGTTAAGGCTAATCCTAACCTCAAGAAAGTTACAGGCGTAAAAGCCAAGAAGGGCGGCAAATAATGTGCGTTTCATGCGGATGCGATTCAAACATGCCAAAAACAACTGGCAAGTTAGACGGTAAGCCAACTGCTACACCAGAAGGTTCTTACGAAGGCGTGGGCGGTACCGTCACATGGCCAACAAACAAGTAAAGATAACTGGCGAAGCAAACCAAGTTACAACTAAGACCATCATCATCGGTGGCAAAGAAGTGCAAGTAGTAGCACATCCAAGTTCAGTGAAAGGTAGATAATGACTGTACCCACTCTGCAATACAGTTTAAACAGATTGGCTGGCACAATTGTCAATGGGGTACCAACCCTTGACGCACAAGGTGCTGCCAATAAATGGGCAGCCACACCTACGCCTTTGGACTTGGATGGTGCGCTTAACTATCTTTACAACCAGCGTTTTGGTGCTAAAAACTATAGTACAGACATGCCAGGCATTCTTAATCTACTTGCTGGCACCTACGGACTAGGCGAAAATTTAGCCGCCTCTTTAATAGCCTCATGACACTTTTCTCAGACCTTATAGACGAAACAGCCTTATCGCTGACAGGTTACACCAACCGTCAAGACCAGGCTACCTATCTGACAAGCCCAATGGCTGCAACAGATCTAACCTTTCAAGTAGCCGATGGCACAGTGCTAACTCGTGGCTTGGTTGAGATTGATGATGAATTGATCTGGGTTGATTCATTTGACCGTACCAGCAATACAGCCACTATCCCTGCCTATGGCAGAGGATTTAGAGATACAACCGCTACAACCCACACAGCGGGTACGCGAGTAACTATTACTCCTTCGTTCCCACGCTCAGTAATTCGCCGCAATCTGCAGCAAGCAATTGATGCTGTCTATCCAGATTTGTTTGGCGTTTACTACACACTCTTTACATTCCAAGCAGCGGTAACAACTTATGTGCTACCAGATGAATGCGTAGATGTGCTGGCTGCCTCATGGCAGACCATTGGCCCATCTAAGGAATGGCTACCAATCCGCCACTATCGTGTAGATCGTACTGCTAACCCAATTGTATGGAACAGCGGCAAGACAATTTCTATCCGTGAAGGCATCATTCCTGGCCGTCAGATCATGGTTACTTACACCAAGAAGCCGACTGTTCTTCAATACGATTCAGATGACTTTTCTATGACTGGCCTTGAAGATACTTGCCGTGAGGTAATTGTTCTTGGTGCTGCCTACCGTACTGCAATGTACCTAGACTTTGGCCGTGTACCTGCGCTATCTGCAGAAGCAGGCTCAATGGGTCAAAACAACCCAGTCGGTTCAGCAGTCAACATTGGCCGTGCTATCCAGAACTTGTATCAGCAACGCTTGCAAATTGAAATTCGTCGTTTGCAAGAGCAGTTTCCACCACGCACCCACTACACCTCGTAAGGATAGTAAATGCCAGCGGTTAATAGATATTACACATCAACAGCACAGGATACTACCCTTACCAGTTCGATTAACTCAACTGGCACAAGTGTCTCGGTTAGCGCAATTGTTGGTTACCCAACGCAATATCCATACATTATTGCCCTTGACTATAACAATGCTTCAGAGGAATTAGTCCAGGTTAACGGCGTTACTGGGTTGATCTTTAACGTTACTCGTGGCTTCAATGGCACAGCACCAACCACGCACGGTACAGGCGCAGTAGTGCGCCATGTTATTACCGCGCAAGATATGACCGAATTACAGGCTCATATTGCCGCTGAGGCGGATGTGCATGGTGTTGATGGCTCACTGGCAGGACAAGGCGATATAGCCGCATTTACATTTATGACAATGGGTGGATGACCCAATTACCAAGAAAAGGAAAATAAATGGCAACAGCATATAAGGTACTTGGGCAGGCGGTGCCAGCGGCTACAACGGCTGCAGGCGCATCCTCTAACCTCACCACTCTCTACACACCATCTGGTACAGCAGCAGCAGTAATCTCAACAATTGCTGTATGTAACCAATCAACCACTGCTCAGACATATCGTGTCTCAGTACGCGTTGCTGGTGCTTCAGATACTCCTAAGCAGTACATCGCTTACGATGTCCTTCTTGGTAGCAATGCTACAGACACACTTACCCTTGGCGTTACCCTCGCTAACACCGACATTATCTCAATCGCTGCTTCAAGCACATCAGTTTCCTTCAGCGCTTTCGGATCGGAAATTTCCTAATATGTCAGTTAACCGTCACCCAAATACACAGGGTGTAACCATCAAGCAGTGGCGCTATACAGCCACTGGTGGTGAAACAACCCTTTCAGGTACAGATGGCTTTAGCCAATCTCTAACCTACACCGCTGGCGCCGAAGAAGTATTTATCAACGGCGTACTACTCGTTCGTGGCACAGACTATACAGCCACAACTGGTACCACTGTGGTACTAAACAATGCGCTAGTTGCTGGCGATATTGCCACAGTATCTGCACCATCGGTATTCAATGTGGCTAACACCGTTCCATTGGCTACTGTTGCTGCCAAGGGCGATTTGATTGTCGGCAATGGTGCCGCATCAGTCACCAACCTCGGCGTAGGCGCTGACGGGTCAACACTCGTGGCAAACTCTTCTGCTGGTGGTGGGATAAGTTGGGCAGGGCCAACCTTTATGGCTGGCAAGAACAAGATGCTCAACGGCGCTATGGATATTTGGCAACGCGGAACTTCTACTGCTATTGCATACGGTCTTAGCCGTAGCGGTGCTGATAGATTCTATACAAACTCAGATTCATCGCTAACTGGAACATCAAGCCAGCAAGCCTTTACTGCTGGAACTGCACCAGTAGCAGGATATGAAGGCACTTATTTCTTGCGCCAAAATATTACTGCAACAAGCGGTGGAACATTTATTGTAGTTGTTGGTCAGGATATTGAGAATGTCCGAACCTTGGCTGGTCAAACTGCAACCCTTTCATTCTGGGCAAAGGCTGATGCATCTCGTACATATAGCCTTTCTGCTCAGCAGAACTTTGGTAGTGGTGGTTCTTCTGCTACCTATACTTCTACAACTTTTACCATCGGCACTACTTGGTCAAGAATTACAACCACATTTACTTTCCCAAGCGTTGCTGGAAAAACAATCGGAGCAGGAAGTTACATTACAATCGCCATCGTTTCGCCATCGGTAACTGCTCAAACTTTAGATACTTGGGGTTTCCAACTAGAAGCAGGTTCAGTCGCAACACCTTTCACCACTGCTACTGGCACACTTCAGGGGGAGTTAAGCGCCTGTATGAGATATTACGAGCAGTCTTATGACATTGGAACTGCCATTGGAACTAATACTCAAAATGGACAAGTAACATTTAGAGGACTGGGATACTCTGCATC